TATGAGATATTCATGTGATACTTGAGCGAATCTACGTCTTTCATCAGTATCTAAGTAAATGTAATCAGCCCATAATTTATTATGAGTTACAGCGGTATCAAATGTTGTGTTAATCATATGATCTAAAATAACTTTAACTTCATGATATTGAAGGGCAATAAGTGGGAGAGCAAGTCCAGGATTGCGGCAAAACCAAAATTGTAATGGAATAACAGGATTAACAATCTGAGCGGCTTCTAAACAACCACCCATCATAGCCATATTTTGAAATGGTGTTCCATTACCAGAAGCGGTGTTTACAGTGATACTTGGAACAGTTCCAGATGGATTTGGTTCTGTTAATTCAGCCCATGTTTCCATCCAGACACCAGAATGTTTGTCAATACGTTGTCCTCCTATTTCGAGTTCAACAGATTTAATAAACTCTGAACCAGGATTACGCGAATTAGTGCCTCCACATTGACCTAAAACATCAATATACAACCTACTAACTAAATCACCATTTCTGGAGATAGTGGCAGTACATCTACCACCTGTCAATGATGTTCCATTCCAGGTCTGTTCAATAGCTTCCATTGAAAAGTTAGTGTGTCTTCTGTAAACAACTTTGAAAAAGGTAATCTGGGGATTACCCGTGAGATATACGTCTTGCGCGCCATAAGCTACCAATTGCATCAAACCTCCTCCCATTTTATACTATATACTAAGAAAAAAATTCTGGAGAAATGAATATTCATGAATTAATTCATAATTAATTTAAATATAAAAAAATTCTGGAGAAATGAATATTCATATTTAATAATTATTTAAAAATATATGATAAATATATCATATCATATCATATCATAATGCTCCCATCTGTTGATTCAATGCTCAATATTTCTATAGGTTCTAGCCTCATTTTCTTCTCAGCCGGATATTTTCACTCACTTAAAAATAAAGAATGTTTAGATACATGTTCACGCACAAATCTTAGTTTAGGATGTATTATGTCATCCCTCGCGGGTTCTCTCTATATTTGTAAAGGATTCAAAAATTAATTTAAAGATAAAAAACTAAAACTATATATTTATGAAAGAAATATGTATATATGCAAGTGACCTCGCAGTTATAACAGGCCATAATACATATCAAACTTTAGATGAATTAATGTATAAACTCTGGGAAAGAAATTTTCGTTCTGATTACATAGAATGTGTAGCATCTCTACAATCTGAAGGACAAGAAGTCATTCAAGAAACAAAACAAGACTATATACAAAGAGTTACAAAGGAATATAATATAGAAGATGCCGAAAAAATGATGGAAGAATGTCTTAAGGCCGCTGATGTCAAAGAACTTGAAACAAAACAACAAAAAATATTAACATCTCTTAAAGATATTCCAAAACATGAAAAAAAACTCTTAAGGGAATGTATAAAAAGTGAAACGAATACCAATTTTGGCACACGAAATGAAAATATAGGACTGAATGAATATAAAAATCAGACCGGAAAAGATGTAAAACAATTAGACCGTTTCTTTAAAAAGTCTCTTTATCAAACAAAACGTCATTTATGGTCACTTGGTGGTAGAATAGATGGCATTAATGAAACTGAAGATACTATTATAGAAATTAAGAATAGAGTAAAACGACTTTTTTATAATCTTCGTGACTATGAAAAGATTCAAGTCTATGCCTATATGTATATATTAAATGTAAATGATTCCCGCCTTGTAGAATGCTATAAAGAAGGCAAAACATGTGATATAAATATTATAGATATTCCTTATGAGATATCCTTCTGGGAAACTGAAATAGATACTAAAGTACAGCGATTTATAAAACAATTTGAACGTTTTCTTAAAAGTAATGAATTAAAAAAACAATTAATCACTAAACTTTTTGTACCCTAATCCTCCAGATATAGATAAAATATTATATGTTACCAAATATACTTTAATTTCATATGAATACTGAGGTGATCCAGTTGCATCATCAGGAATACTTTTTGTATTTGAATTTCCAGTATTTCCAGTTTTTACTGAAAGTTCTATATTATCTATATTTGAAAAGTCGCAAAATCCGGAAGGTTGTAATTCGTTGGGATGTAAAGAAAATGAATAGATATACATTCCATTTTTAATCTGTTTTTTATGATGTTCATAGGCCTGAAGTTTATTAAAAAAATCACCATCTTGTTTTATCCTATTTCCAGGTCCAAAAATAATTCCCATTTCATCTATAATAGATTCTTTAAAATATTTCATTTCAAATTTGATATCACTGTCATTTGTTGGCGTTGGATCAATCAAATCATTTTTATTAAAGAATATAAATTGAGATAAATTACTATTATAATAAGACCTCTGTTTTATATACTCTCTACTATAAGGAGACACATTTTCTATAGGCCAATTAGTATAATTACTCCAGTTATTAATTGACTTCATATCAGACCTCTGCGACACTACTATCATTTCTTTAACTGCTCCATTATATTGTCCAAGACGTACATTCATAGAATCATTTTGATTTGTTTCTATATTATTATGAAACTTCATATCTTCAATAAGGAACTCTTGATTTGATAAACTACACAGATAATCGTGCTCTTTTATATCTAAATAAATAAAAGTGGCTTCTATTTTTGGTTTTATATCTAATCCATTTAATGAATTATTTAAGAAAAGATTAATATCTGTATCTGGTACTTGTCTTGCAGCCAATGTATTATTTGATACTAATTTTGTAATAGTGTACAAATCCCTCAGCTTTCTTAAATTAACTTCAATATGTACTAATGTTTTCTGAAGAGAACATAATGGTATACCTAATCCTGTATTTTTGCTCATAAAAAAATTAAGTGGCACCTTAATTTTCCTTTTTTTAATCGACGGAATAAAGTTAGTAAAGTTCGCTCTATTTGTAGTATTATTTGTTGCCACTCGATAATTACTAGTTGTATTTGAATAAGATGGATACACAGTTTGATATTGATTATTGACTGACGACCTAATATGTGGGTAATCTGATTTTAATAGTAGTATTTGTCCACCTGAAGGCGCTGGATCCGCCGTATCTACATGTAAAATATCTGCATTTGTAGCACGCATTTTTTCAGTACCAGAATCAATTGATATTAAATTAGTTCCAGGTTCAACGGATATAGTTTTGTTATCATAAAAATCTGCGCCTTCTTTATATATAACTACATCAGTTATAACTCCTGCATCAGTATATAGTCTATATTCTGCGCCACTATAGAGGTCTTTATAATAACCATCTGAATAATTACTCCCACCATTTAAAACAACGGCAACATATGTAACATCTGTATTATTTTCTGGATTATACAGTTCTGGTACATTTCCTATCATAGAGTTATATACTTTTTTTTGGGTTTCATCATATTTTAATTCTGACATAATATGCATATATTCACCTGTATATCTATTAATAGGTTCATTATTTAACATTAATGAAATACCTTCATCATCATTAATAATGCGCGACCCTATATTCTCTATCCATTTAAATTCATATGGACATCCATTTACACCATCCTGTGACTTTCCTGAATAAATATCTGGAAGTTCAAAAGTAAAATAAAGGTCTTTAAGTATAGAAGCATTATCTGCTCCACGCATCAATTCAAATGTCAATTTAGTATCATTTGTATCTTGCAATAAACCTGAACCATTTAATAACTTTATTTCCTTTTGTGTCATACTGAAGTTTGTATATTTTCTATAGACTACCTTAAAAAAAGACATTTGAGGATTTCCTATAAAAGTAGACTCATATACACCTTGTTTGTTATAATTTATTTGAGCAAGAACTGAACTCATAGTAAATATATAAATATATATATAAATAATTATTAAATATAAATATAATATCTCTCTAATATTTATATTTGTGTAATATGGGCAATTGTATATCTAAAAAAAAAACAAATCATTTCGAAAATAATGAGCTCATAAACAATGACGAACATCTTATCCATACAATGGAAAATAAAATAGATGATATCTATTTAAAAATGAATGAACTAAATAATAGAGTCAATGAACATGAAATAAATACATCAACTAATTTAGAAAATATTGCAAAAGATATTCAATTTATAAATAGCAAAGTTATATCATTCAGTTCGGATCAAGATAACCACCAACTGGTTGATAAATAAGGTGGCGTGTCCCCTTTTAATCCACATGCAGCACTTGATGGACCTTTTTTTACAGTACTCATAATCTCTGAATAGTCTATACATCTATTATGATACCTAAGATTCGATATAAACCCATCAAAACCACCAAACAAATTGACCCATACATTACCAAAGTTTTGACGCGGAACAGAATCTAATTGTTTAGAATGTTTTAAGAATCCATTTACATATACTTGAATTAACTTTTGTTTTACTACTAAAGATACATGTACCCATTTATCAAGTGGAAAGTTTTCTATATCTAAATAATTATCCTTATCTTTGAATGTATTTATATAGACTCTCATCGTATTTTTATTAGGTAATAACCATACACCTGGACACATATTTACTTCTGCTTTTCCATCACCTTTATGAAATACATGTTTCATATCTGTTGTCCTATAAGAAAAGTTATCTATAATAATCCAAAAGTCATAACTAAACTCTAACCCACCATCTTCATCATCTGAACGATATACAATGATAGATTCTGGATTATTAGGGTCCTGAGGAATAACCATACTATTTTTACCACTCTGTGTTCCATTTATTAAAAATGGTGCTCCTTCGTTATGTTTTCTATAATATGTCAATAAAGCTCTAACAAACATTATAAACATAAATGTGGCAGCAGTTAAAAATACTATAATCACTATTTGTCCTAATAAATTGTTATCGCCCATAATAGATGGAACACCATAACTACTTATAGCAAATAATACTAAACTCACAAGTAGATTTTTAAGAACTAATTCTAAATGTTTATTTACCTTATCCATAAAAAAATAGATAACAATACTTAAAAGAATTATTCCTATACCTAACATATAACTATACATTTTGTTTACAATCGGATGTTCAGATAATTGTTGTGTTGTATTTAAAACTCCTTTTAAATGAGTTCCCATACCTGATGCTACTTTTTGAGCACTTTCAAAAAGAGACCTACTAGGTTTACCTTTTTTATTTAAATCTGTAATTTTTTTCTGTAATTGTGATAATTTATTAGAAGATATACTTTTTAAACTTAAATTATTTATCTTATTTTTAATATTTTCTATTCTGTTATTCATTATAATAATAATAATAAAATAAATCAATGAGGACCCTCAAGATATCTTTGATATACTTCGTCTTTAGACAAAATACGATTAGAATATTCTAACTTTGATATAAATCCATTAAATCCGCCACCAGGACATATCACCAAATCACCTTTATTTGATTGCGATAATCCATCTGTTAACACACTTTTGATCATTTTCCCATCTATATAAATATCTAAATTATAATCGCTCAATCCTACACTGATATTAACCCACCTTTGTAACTTTATATTTTCAACACTGTATTCATTCTTCTTTAACATAAATGATGCTGCTGTAGTCGTAATATCTTGTTTCATTGCTCTCGTTGCTACTGGAAGTATTATAGATTGTGTAACAGACGCAGTAGGATTTACGTTTGAATGATTTTCAAAAGGTTCAAGTGTTGTATCAGTACTATAATCATCTGTTTCTAAAGTAATATTTAAATTATTTATATTTTTGGTTAAACTTATAACTGGTGTGGGAGGATTATCCTCCGTTGTTCTCATAACTATTATTTTATCTTCATGAGAACGATATCTATAATCGTTAATATATATCCAAAAATTAATATTGAACTCATTACCATGAAGTGATTTAGGTATTGAGTTTTTATTTATTTTCTTTTTTTGTTTAGCATCAGTAATATTTTCTATAAGATACTGTCTTTTTGTATTTATCGTTTTTTTATACTTATTATAACCATAATAAACACCAACTACAATTAAAAGTATAAATATTATTTTAAATGCACTTGAGACAAATCCTTTTATTTTTCTATTAGAAATATTCATTATAATAATAAAATAAAATAAACTCTCTATAAAAGTAAAACCTCATCCTTATGTTTATTATAAACATTCATAAGTTGTTGTTGATTTAAAACTCTATTATAATAACGCCCTTCATAAAGAGCACCATTAAAGTTATTATTTTTCTCTCCTATATTAAGATTTTTACTGAATAAAAAGGGTGTATTAGGTATAATTCCACTTTTTCTTAAGATTCCATCACAATAAACACTTACTATTCTATTGTCTAGAACAATAGAACAATGTACCCATTGTTGAATAGGTAAGTCTTCTATATCTAAATTATACATATCTGTTAACCCATTCTTATTTTTGTAAGCTATACTTGTTTGAAATGTGTGTTCACTTGGATAATAATTGACATTCGGCGATCCTTTTCTGTAAAGAATTGTTTTTTTTAAACCAAAATTAGAACTCCATTCGCTGTTTTCGGGAACATTATTAAAGTAAATCCAAAAACAATATGTAAAACAATTACCTACTTTTGATTCTGGTAATTCTAAATTTGTAACAAAATCTTCATACTGTCCTTCTAATTCGAGTGGCCCTTTAAACAATTGAGTATATACTATTCTTGTTTTATATCTATAATAAATGTAGGATAGTATAGCTAATATTAAAATAAAAACACTTATGTATTGAATCATAGTATTATAAAATAATGATATAAAATAATGATATAAAAGATTTGATTTACTTACACAATCGGTTTATGATTATAGAGATAATGTATATCTACAGTATTTAATTCTCTTGGTACATACATAAACTTAAGTAGTTTTCCAGAATATGTATATTGATAGTGAAAGTAAAGACCCTTTATGCTCATAAGAGGTTGATTGATAAGACCCTTTGTAGAAAATAATTTTCCATCTCTCCAAATAGATATAATTTGATTTTTAACAACAATAACAAAATGAACGAGAGTTTTTGATGGAATGTCCTCTATATCTAAATGTTCAATATCATTTTTATTATTTGTTATAGCAAATCTCAAGGTATTAATATTAGGATGAAACCATAGTCCAAAACTTTGTTCTGGTATATCTGTAGTTACATTGTTCCAATATTGATAATTTAATATTTTATCCTCTACATCTGTTCCTCTATGAAAAACGTGCCTCCAATAATTGCTATGTGTATAAATAGTATCAATATACATCCAAAAACTAACCGTATACGTATTACCTAGTTTAGGATTAATTATATCTTCTGCATCAACCCTATTATTTACAGTTGATGGCATTTTTTCTATTATTAATGCGTTTTTCTTATATAATACATAATTATTATAGTGTCTGTATACCATATAACTAAATACACTAATAATTAAAACAAGCGCAGTTAATTGTATTGTATTCATCTATCTACTATATTATTTTATTTTATTTTATTAATTATGAATAAAATATATAAATCAGTATATGTTATCATTTTAATATGTATACTACTATTTTATCTATTTTATCGTTCTATCAACTCTAATACAAATTATCATAAGTTTCATATGTCATATGTATTTTCATCAGATAAAGCTATTGAAAAAGGATTAATGTTCAGAAAAAAACCTTTACCTAAAAACAGTGGTGCTTTATTTAAATTTAATCCACCTAGAAATGTAAGTTTCTGGATGAAAAATACATTTATACCACTTGACCTATTACTCTTAAATTCAAAACATACAGTCATTGCGCTACATAAAGATATGACTCCATTAAATGAAACTAAAAAATATACTGGTAATCAAGTGTCTTATGCCATAGAAATGAATGCTGGAACACTTAATGCTCATAATATAAAGGTAGGTGATATCATCACTTTCGATAACATACGCTTATAATCAACATACATATAAGTAATATGATTATATAATTTTTTATCTGTTCTATAGAATTAACATCATACTGATATTTAATCTCTTTATCAAATATTTTTTTATAGTAATCAAACAATTCTTCTTTAGTCCATTCAGATTTATTATTTAATTTATTTACATTATTATGACATTTTAGTACCCATAATACAAGAGAATCACGTGTGTTAAGACTATTATTTATAGGCTCATTATAAAAAAATGTTTTATAATGTTCACGACAAGAACTACATGGTATTACTTCGACTAAACTTTTAAAAAATGTGTAATAAGAATCTCTATCTTTAGTTGTAGGATTTACAGGATAATTAAAGGATAGTGTATGCATTACCATCCATAAGTGAGGCCCCCATACAGTAGGATCCATATTTATAATAATTTTATATTTTATTTTCGATTTTATTTCTTATTTAAAAGAAAGTATAGAATATAATAAAGGATAAATGAATATATACTGTGTAAATTGTGGAAAAAATGGACATAATTATAGTACTTGTAAATCACCTATTATAAGTTTAGGTGTTATACTTGTACTTTATGATAAAAAGTCGAACGATTTGAAATATTTAATGGTTTGTAGAAAAGACACTATAGGATTTATTGAGTTTATGAGAGGCAAATATTCAACAAAACATCTTAAATATCTTAAAACTATTGTATCTATTATGACACACGAAGAGAGACAGAAAATAAAAAATAATGATTTTGATACCTTATGGAATCAACTATGGTTAAAAAAAAATAATAAACAAAATGTAAATGAATATGAAATATCAAAAGAAAAATTTAATATTATTAAAACAAAACTGATATTTGATTCTATTGATAAAAGTTTAGAGCATTCATATGATACACCTGAATGGGGATTCCCTAAAGGTAGACGAGAACTTTATGAAAAGGATTTGGAATGTGCTAAACGAGAATTTCAAGAAGAAACTGGACTTAAAGAACATATGTATTCAATTATAAAGAATGTAAGAGTTCATGAAACATTTAATGGTTCTAATAATTTGCATTATAAACATATTTATTATTTAGGAAAAGTTAACAAACATGGCATTGATACTTTAAATAATAGTTCTTTTAATTCTAGTGAAATAAGCCGTGTTGAATGGAAAACATTCGAACAAGCTATTAACTGTATACGACCCTATAATATTGAAAAAAAAAAATTAATAACTGGAGTAAACAAAAGAATGCAACTCTATTATAAAAATAAAATATAATGTTTTTTTTATAAGATTATATTAAAGATGCCTAAACTGAGTCTTAAAATAGACAAGGATACACAACAATTAAATAAATATTTAGAATCCTTTTCTAAAAAAAGCAAACCAGAAATATTTAAAGAGATGACTGAATTATTAATAAAAAATATATCTTCAAAAGAAGATATTTTAAAACTAAGAGCATATAGAAATCTTTTGGAAAAACAAGATGACTTTAAATATTCATCGGATTATACTCCGTATCCAGATATTTTTGATCCCGATTTTAATTTAAAACTCATTACAAAAAAAGAAGTTTATATTCATAAAAGCAAACCCATAGATAACTCTATCTCTATAGAAGAATACACAAAGCAATTATGTAAATTTAAACTTTCAAATAATCAAAAGTTTTTAAAGCTCTTTTTATCACCAAACACACCCTATAATGGTATTCTTTTATTTCATGGAACAGGTGTTGGTAAAACATGTTCAAGTATTTCTATAGCTGAAACGTTTAAACCTATGTTACTTGCATCTGATAAAAAGGTTATAGTACTCCTGAATCCAAGCATAAAAGACAACTTTATTAAAAACATATTCAATATCGAACGTGTTAAACAAGGTATACCTAGAGAACAATGTACTAAAGATAGTTATATAAAAGAAGCCCGTACGAAAAATATTAGTCAAATGAACAAAAAAATTATGAAAATTGTAAATGCTCGCTATAGTTTTTATGGTTATATAGAGTTTGGAAATATTATACAAAAAATTGTAGAATCACCTAAATTAAAAGAATTAGATGATAAAATAAAAGAAGAAGTTATTCACAAAAAAATAGAATCTATGTTTTCAAATACTATTATGATAATAGATGAAGTCCATAATATTAAAGATTCTGGTAAGAAAAAACTCCCTACACTTTTAAAAAAAGTTCTCGAATACGCTATTAATCTTAAACTCGTTCTTTTATCGGCTACACCTATGTTTGATAAAGCGTCGGATATTATAGATATTATCAATTATTTACTTGTAAATGATAACCGTTTACCCCTTAATAAAAAAATATTTGATTCTAATGGATTTTTATCAAGAGAGGGATGGAATATTCTTAAACAAAAAACGCGCGGATATATTTCGTATCTCCGTGGAGAAAACCCTATTAAGTTTCCGAAACGTCTTTATCCCGATGTTAATAATGATAAAAATCTTATATCACAATTCCCATCTATTAATTTAAAAGGAAATGCAATTCCTGAAGAAGAACAAATAAGTACCCTAAAAATTATAGGATGTCCTATGAAAGACTTTCAACTAACTATGTACAATAAATTAGACATGAGCGAAACAGAAGATGATTATGGTTCTTTTAATATTAATGCGATTATGGCTTCAAATATGATTTATCCTGGTGAAGAATCGTCACCTGTAAATAATCTTATAAGTAAACGTGGATTTAATACTCTTCTTAAAGAACGGGGTAAAAAAGGTATTGAGTTTTTAAACGAGGATACTAAAAATATATTTAGTAAAGAAACAATAGGTAATTATTCATCAAAACTAGGACATATTTTAAATTCACTTGATAAAAGTAGTGGTATTGTTTTTATTTATTCACAATTTATTTATTCCGGAATATTACCACTCGCATTAGCATTAGAGATGAATGGCTATTCTAAATTTGGAGGTTCGCTCATAATAGATAAACCTACTAAAGATACAGATAAAAAATATATTCTTATAACTGGCGATAATGATTTGTCACAAAACGCTTATAGAGAATATCTTAAAATAGAAAATGAAAATAAAGATGGTTCTAAGGTTAAAGTTATTATTGGAAGTGAAACTGCCGCTGAAGGTCTCGATTTTAAATATATTCGAGAAGTGCATGTCCTTGACCCATGGTATCATTTTAATAAAATAGAACAAATTATAGGAAGAGGTATACGTAATTGTTCACATAAAGATTTACCATTTAAAGATAGAAATGTGACAGTTTATCTCTACGCTGGAGTCAAACAATTAAATGATAAACAAGAAAGTATTGATCTTAAAATGTATCGTATGTCTGAACTTAAATTAAGACAAATAGCAGATGTTGAATATTATCTTAAAATAAATGCTATTGATTGTAATTTAAATATAGAAGAGAATCGCTTTATTAATGACATATTTAAAAAAAAATATAAGATAGTTACATCACGTGGAACAACAACATTTGTATCTTTAAATGATGAAGATAATAGTAAAATGTGTCAATTTAGGTCATGTGATTTTAAATGTGACCCCGATGTAACAGAAATAGAAAATGATAAGTTAAATACATCAACATTTTCATATTCGGCGATTAAAGATACTATAGATGATATTAAACAGTTAATTAAAGGTCTATATCAAAAAGATATTATTTATGAAAAATCAACAATTGAAACTATATTAAAAAAAATATATACACCTGACCTTATTGACAATGCTTTAGAAGACCTAGTTAACAATAAAGAAGAATTATTAGATATGTATGAACGTCCTGGTATTATAGCTCAAAAAGGACATGTGTATTTATTTAAACCTCTTTATCTAGAAGACCAGGATGTAACTTTTGATGACATAAAAAGGCCTCATACAAAAAAACGTACTCAACTTAATATTACTACATTTAATAAGTTTAAAAGTAAATTAAATAAAAAAACACAAAAACCGACATCTATTTCTAGTATTATGTCAAAACTTTTAAAAATAAAAAATGATTTTATAGAAAAAATAAAGATAGATACAAAATATTATTCTCAAGAAAAACAAAAATATTTATTAAATAAATATAATGAAATAGGGGACTTTTCATTTGATTTACTACCTATTAATGACAAAGAATCTCTTCTTAAATATATCATTGAAAAAAGTAGAACAACTACAAGTTTGACGCCATTTGATAAGGATATAATGAAAAAATGTGGCTCTTATCTACTTAAGTATAATAGAGATATAGACACATTATCAGAGTCTGATGATTATCTATGGGGATATAAGTTAGCATTATCTCATACCAAAGTTTCTTACATTAAATACTTAAAAAAAGAAGACGTGTTTAAACAAGCAACGCCTGATGAAACAAAACAAATACTTAAAACAATTAAACAACGTATTAAAGACAGTTCTGAACTTTCTAAAATAATAGGATATTTGGAGATAAAACCCGTTATAAATGAAATTCAATTAAAAATAAGAGACAAAATAAATGAAGGTAAAAAGGGGATTCATATCAAAACAGGTAGTGTATGTGGTAATCAAGGAATGAAAAAAGGTACTATAACAGAACTTATTCATAAAACACTTAAAGAACCTAATGAATTAATTACTGACCCCGCATTTGTAGGTATATATACAAAAACAACTAAAACTAATATTCCAGGTAAAGTTAATTTATGTGCTGAGTTAGAACTATATTTACGTTATAATAATTACTTAATGAAAGATAATTTATTATGGTTCTTTACATGCGAAGAAGCTATTGAACGTGAATTAAATAAAAAATAATATATAATTATTTAAAAATTGATTGTTTATTCTTTTTTATACGTTAATATATATGGCTTCCCCTTTATTTTATACGAATCAAGGAGATTACACATTAAATATCGAACCAAAACAAATATCAAACTCTATATTAGATATTCTAACTTCTAAACTTAAACAAGAATTAGAAGGTAAATGTAGTATTATAGGATACATTAAACCTGGTAGTGTTAAAATTATACATAAAAGTCTTGGAACAGGTAACTTAACTCATTTTAATGGCTATATTACCTATCACATAAAATATACAGCTGATATATGTAAACCTCACGAAAGTATGATTATTAAAAGCAAAGTCATTAATAGCAATATGATGGGTATTCTATGTACTACAGCTGATTTAGAACCTTCCCCTCTTAATATTCTATTACCTAGACAACATCATATAGACAATGAAGAGTTTAACAAACTTAAAAATAATGATGTTATTCTTGTATCTGTAACAGGAATACGCTATGAACATAGCGATGAGCAAATATCAGTAATAGGTAAATTGTTGGAAGATTAATTATTTTTTAGATTTTGCATAATTCAATGTATAATTACGTATAAAGTCGCGATATCCTTTTTTATTTTCTGATATATCTTGTATTGCTATATCTATTATTTTTTTTCGTGATTTATCGGGATATTTTAAGCGCATTTCCATATACCATAACGACCATATTGTACAAAATCCTCCAGGATCGGAACTTAATCGTGTTCCATATGTTTCATTTAATTGCTGAAAAGATATATTCGGACAAAATGTAAGAGGTTCAAAATAGGTTACATTATCCATAAATACATCTATATACATTTTAAATAACTTATCAAAATTTATTTTTATTTTACCACCATATGGTTCGAACCGCTCCATTTCTTTATCCTTTGTGTCGTATATTACCATATTAAAATGTACTGAGCCGGACTTTAATAATAGTAATAGAGGAAGTACAACGAATCTTTTTTTACATGAATCTAAAAATTTAAAAAAAGATTTCACTGTTTCACCTAATAATATTGGAAACTCTATTAATGAATCCTTTTCAAAATATACAATAGAAAAGTCACTCCAATCTTTGATTAATGACCTTCTCCCTGTATAGCATGCATTTTTAATGCTACTTCGTTTGATAATATTTAACATAAAATCTATTGTGAACTCTGATGTTCCTATTTGTGATGTAACATTTTTCACATTTTTCTTAATGATACTATTTTTATTATTTGAACCTAAATTGAGGCGATTTGATTTTGTTGTTATTTTTTTTTGAGAAGTTTTTGAATGTTTTCTTTTTTTTGTTAATGTTACCATTATAATTATATTATATTTATTATTGGTCTAAAGATATAATGATAGTTTAAATAAAATGACTTATAGAACCATTAAACAATGGAAAATGAGTGATATTCTTAAACTTAATATTCTTTTTCCCGAAATACAACGTATACTGGACAAAGATGTAGTTAATGATATTGTAAATTATCAATTAGAGTTTAGAAAAAATCATGGTAGATTTAATTTTCTAGGCGTTATAAATATTCATTATGTGAAAGAACGCGATACCTATTTTTTAGTGGATGGACAACATCGCTTTACATCAGGTAGACGCCTCTATGATGAACATGGACATGATATAGAATTATTTATAGAAATTGTTTATGTTAACACAATGCTCGAATTAAAAAGCAATTATGCTATTATTAATAAAAATACACCTTTACCTAATTTTCCTGACACAATAGATAAATCAATTATTAAAGAAGCATTAACTCATTTTGAAACAAAATATGAACGCTATAGTATATGGTCCAAATCAAGTAAAGCAAGGAGACCTCATGTCTACAAAAACTTTTTTCAGGAAGGATTATGTTATATAGCACATAAGTTAAAAGACCGTATAACAAGTGCTAATGAATTGATAAATGCACTTGAAACATTCAATACAAAAATAGGTTATTGGAATAAAGAAGCTGTTATGCTTCATACAAAATGTAATGAAAAAATGTACTGTACTGCAAAAGTATGGAACTTTTATATAGGACTCTATATACATAATAATAACGAAGATTATGGATATGATTGGGAACGATTTATTGTAGAAGATAAAACCGGTATTTTGGTTAAACCCAAAAAAAAAATAGGCCGTAATTCATTATCAAAGGTACTCAGGGATAAATCATGGGATACACATATCGGTTCTGAATGGGGAAATGTGTACTGTATTGTTTGCCATCATTCATTGATTAATCAAAAACACTTTGAAGCAGGACATATTATATCGCGAAAAAATGGGGGCACTGATACTATTGATAATATTTTGCCTATTTGTTCGCCATGTAATAAATCTATGGGTTCTACAAACATGAATGATTTTATTTTCAACAATTTTCCACAACATGTTCATGATTTTAGAACTAGAACATATAAAAAAGTTATTTCAACAACGTTATAACTACAATACATTAATTTTTATTAAAAAGTTGTTTTAAAATATCTTTATTTATCTCTTTATTTGTTACTGGTTTCCTATTATTAAACATATTAGTATTTTGTATTGATTCATTTACACTACAATACATATTATTTTGTTCTCTATATTCAGGTACACCCTTAGTTCCATTATCATCTGATGGTATATACATCGGTTTCTGTTCTTGTTTTCTTACATATACTTTCTTTACTGTAGTTTTAGGTACTGGTGATGCAGATAACGTTGTTTGTGGTAATATATTATTGCTTATAATTGAATTTTTTGTTTCATTCGAATCTTGTAATACTGTTGGTATTTCTTGGGCTTTTATAGCCTTAGTAGTATATCTAACTGGTTCGGATATCCGTGTTGTTCCTGGTAAGCGCATTGTTCCTGGTAAGCGCGTTGTTCCTGGTAAGCGCGTTGTTCCTGGTAAGCGCGTTGTTCCTGGTAAGCGCGTTGTTCCTGGTAAGCGCGTTGTTCCTGGTAAGCG